TGCCATGCCGAATACATAATTGATAGAGGGCAAATAACTAATACTTTTTTTATTAGCTTTTGTTCCATTAAATAATCAGCCGCCCATATAACTGATGAAGTCTTCCCTGTGCCAGCCTCATTAAAACAAAAGGCTCTCATGTTAATTGATAAAAACTCAGCGGTTGTGCGTTGATGGTCAAAAGGTTTATATAACCCAGGCCAATGATAATCTCTAACGATAGGTGAAGGTAGACGCTTAGTAAATTTAATTAGGCGGTTTAAGTAAGTAAGTTCATCTAAACCCCAATAAACTAATACCTCAGATAGATTCCCTTTGGTTTGTACTAGTTCACTTTTTTCTATGTTGTTAAGCACCGTTGGAAGTAACTCTGTGGGTACTGTGAAGCGTACTGCCGTGTCGTCTACTATCTGCATTACATTCCTTAACTAGGTTTAACTGTGACCCCTTACGGGGGTTAGTCGGTTAGCCTTTTACCGCCCAACAGGGATGAAAAGCAGTAAATCTAACTGACATGGTTTACTCGTGAAGGAGCTTTTTAATACCCACTCATGTCTAATGGTATCCTAATACTTTACACTAATAATTTACATTTTGTAACTAGGGTTTGTACTATTTTTTGCGTTCTTTTTTACTTGTTTCAGAAATTAAATTACCTTGTGAGTCACGACGGAAAGAACGATTCTTAGCGGCAGTAGTGACATACACCCCATCTTTATTAGAACCCCCCTTATCCAGCGCCTTACGGTGGGCTACATCTTTACCTTCTCGTTTGTCTGCTTTGCCGTTTCCATTGGCATCTTTTCCTGTTTTATCCATCGCCCGTCTTGCTTTTTGACGCTCCATACGACGTTCATGTTCACCACGTTCTTTCTGTTGCTGATATTCTTTTGCATAGGGTCTTGGTTTGTTAACGTAGGGCATGATTAATCCTTTTTCTTTTTCGCCACAGGCTTGGCTTTGGTTGCTGGCTTTTTTCTTTCTTTAATTTGTTGGGAAGTGGCATATTCATTAAGTCCTTCTTTAAGCATAGCAATAAGCCCCCATTGGACAAGGACTTCAAGTCCAAGTTTGTCAAATCGAACAATAGCGTCAGCTGAACCATCTTTATTTTCCTTAGTAATTTTTACTGTAATATCCATTATCTTTCCTTATGATGTTCGCAAGACTTAACTGGACACCACCCACACAAAGGGGTAGGGTTTGCTTGCCATGTATCATTTTCGTACGAATGAGTCAAACGAGCAAGGTCTGGTAAAAACGCATCCCACAACTCGTTTTTCATGTCCCGTACATATTCCTCTGTAACAAAGCTATTGTGCATGACAAACATTAACCCTGCCTTAATATTACGCACCTCAGGGAAGTGTTCAAAAACCATCAAAGCCATTAGCTTTAACTGCTTTGGGTCAGGGTACTTATTGCTACCCGTTTTGTAGTCCACAATAAACGCATCCTCACCGTCAACTACTAGAAAGTCAACTATACCCCTAGCCCAGCAGTCATCCGCGCTCCATTTACAGGCTTTCTTCTCGTAATTAAGTGCCATACGAAGCTCAGGATGAAACGTGCCTGGTATTTCCTTTAAAGTATCCATCAGTTTTTCAAATCTCTTATAGTTCTCTGCAAGAGGTTTGCCGTCTTTGATGTAGTTCTCCAGAGCCTTATGTACTTGGTTTCCGTAAAGAATCTGTTGGGTCATAGCCTTCTGATAGTTCTTTAGGACCTTGACCTCTTGGTATTGCTTCGGACAATTAACATAGTCCTTAAGGGCAGAATATGACCATGTAAACATTAACCGCCCTCCCCTTTTTTGATAGCTTTTAATATCTGTTTTAACAGTCTAATTACTTCGTCTTCAAAATCAGTCATGAATTCCTGCCTCCATTAGCTTCTTCCGTAGTCTTTGAATCTCCGCTTGCATGATATGTAACTGCTCACGCAACATCTGTTCACGGTCTTCTTTGTTCACACTCGCACCGCTATCAACTATGTGTGGGGGTGATGCGTTCTGTCTGTCTTCTGTTGTAAATGTTGTCATACTTTAAACTCCTTCATTTCGCCATAGTTATATCCATAATGGGCTTCACAAGCTACGGGTAAACCCTTAGCCCAGTCGGGTGTGTAAGACATACAGTCAACAATAAACTTGCAAGCCTTATCAACTTCTTCTTCGGGGACTACACATACCGCAGCGTCATGCACAGTCAGCACCACAGGGTATCTATCATTAATAGCTATCATTTGCTCCCCTACTATACAACGAGCAAGGGCTTGTACGACGTTCTCCACCACGGCCCCGCCCCATAGATGTATGTCTCCCCTACGAGACTTATAAATAAACTGCCTTTTGCCGTTTTCAATCTCAACTGTAAGCTTGGGATAGCGGATGTAGCAACCATTTGGCAAAAGAATCCCCTCCGAATTGACAGTCAGGCAACGGTTTACACCTAGATAATACGGCTTTTTTGCGCCCTCGAAAATACTTAATAGAGCCTCCTCACAATCTTTCCACAAATCAGTGATTTTGTCGTTACTTAGCCTGTATAGGTCGACTATACGCTTGGCTTCATTTTCATCGACCACAACCCCAGGCGGTGTAGTCTTTAGTGTGTGTTGTAATTTAATTGCACCAGTGCCATATCCAAGTCCGAGTATGCAAGTTTTACCCACGAACCTTTCAATCGGGTTTTCTTTGGTGATTTGTCTACCATATACTTCCGACGCAAAGAGGGAGTAAACATCATCCCCACTGGCGAAGGCTTTAACCAAGTTGGTCTGACCCGATAGCCATGCGAGAACTCTTGCCTCAATCTGAGACGAGTCGCAGTTGATGACCATGTAGCCGTCAGGAGCGACAACAGCATTTTTGAGTGCCTTTTTCTTCTTGTCACGACTCGGCAAGTTTTGGAAGTTGACCTTGTCCGAACCCGACCACCTACCCGTATGCGCCCCGTAGTATTTGAGGGGGATGGGTAGCTTTCCTTTGTTTCTTGCTCCGATGCTAATGAATCGCTCAATTCTGCTCTCCTCAATGGTTGACTTAGTACCTAGACGGACTGCGCATAGTTGCTGGATGAATGGGTCTTCATGTTCTGTTAATGCAATAAAACCCTCATCGTTTTTTGCCAACGCAAAGGTTTCTTTGCCTGTGGTCTTACTTGTCTTCATCGGTGGAGGAACTCCAAACTCCACGAGCAAGCCAGCGAATTGTTTGTTACTTGCCAGCTTCTTGCGTACCGCTTCCTCAGTATCACATTCTAGTTTTGCCATCAAAGATTGGAGTAATTCGCTCTTTTCGCTGCGCACTTCATCTAAGCGTTCCATCAGTAAAGCATCATCTACCTCAAGCACAGGCTTGGTATACATCCGTAGCGTCATGTCAATCAGCTTAAGTTCATCTATTGGAAAATCAACAGACAACACATCAAAAAGCTTTTTTGTTAGCTCGACATCGTTTACGCAATACTGACCATACCGCTCCAACTCACTTAAAGTGAAGCCAGTTATATATTTTCCCTGCGCATCATCGACTTCTGTGCCTTTCTTGCCCAGTTCATAGCGTTCAACTAGGTAAGCCAATGAACCACCCACATCTACCCCATGCACCGCCCTAGCCATACACAAAGTATCAACATAGATATAAGGAATGATGCCAAACTTCCACGCAAGGATTGCGCCATCAAACATCATATTGTGGCAAAGCACCATAGAGTTTGCCCAGTCGTACTGCATCAGAAAAGATTTTAATTCCTCACAAGTACCACTCTTCCAAACAGCGGGCTGGTCATCAACCTTTACTGCAACACCAATAGTATCAAAACGTTTGTCCCTGATATATTCCTCAGTTGTCAAACGGCGCAGAGAGAACTCTTTGTCGTAGTAGGTTTCAAAATCTAGTGTAATTAGGCTCACTTAAATACCGTATTCTATAGTTACAAAAAAGGGGAGCGCACCCGAAGGCGAACTCCCCAAAGGACTACTTAGTTAAATTGCTAATCTCACGATTCAAATACCATTGGGCTTTTTTCAAGTCCTCTAGTTTACGACCTTTATAGTCCGAACGAGATACATATTTAACGACATTACCAAGGTTATAGTTAAGAGACTT